CGTATTATCTTGCACAAAAGTACGTTCCACAACTAATACAACCAATGAAATTGGTGTACGAAGATGAGTTTCAAAGAGCATTGTCAGAAGATGGCTCTGCATCTAGCACACACATAACACCAAAAGCATACTACCCAGGGGCATAAACATGGACAAAGATAGAATACAATCAATAGCAGATTCAATAGCACAGGAAGATTACGGTCAAGAATTTTATGATTTATCACCTAAACTGCAAATAAAAGTTTATGAAATTGCCATAGATAGATTAAATGACATGATGGCTAGTCAAGCTGACATGATGAGAAAAAATGAAAAATATGGTGGTCTTATTGATAAACCTCTAGGACCTGGTGGTAAAAAGAAAAAGAAAAAAAGTAAAAAATAATGGCAAAGTACGCAACAGGTAAATACGCAAGAGCAATATCAGATAGATCAGGTATGGAGTTTCCATATCGTGAGATGGTAAGAGAATGGAATGGATCATTCGTACATGTATCAGAGTTTGAACCAAAACAACCACAATTAGAACCAAAACCTATGAATGGTGATTCTATATCTTTACGTAATGTTAGACCAGATAGAACAGAAACATCTGTTCCAAAACTTTTACCATTAAATCCATTTACAACAACGAGCGGGTCTACAACTATAACTGTTGATGAACCTGACCATGGAAGATCAACAAATGATCGAGTTAGATTTAGAGACGCAGAAACTGTTGGTGGAGTTGCTGCGGCAACAATAAATTTAGCTGCAGGTTATTTAATTACTAAAGTAAACGATGATAAATATACCTTTGCAACAGCTACAACATCTAGTATAAGTGAGTCTGGAGGAGGCGGTTTTGCATCAGCAGGACCAGTAACGGTAACACCATGATACAACATATTAAAAATTTTATTTGTGGATTATTTAAAATTAAACAATGTAAGTGTCCAGAGGACGAACACATAGAATATTACACTAAAGTTCCAGAGCCAGAAATACCTGTGCATGAAGAACCAAAGTGGAAATGCACTACACATAACAGATATAAAAAGAGTTGTCCTATTTGTAGAGAACTAGCAGGAACTGTATAATGGCAGGAATAAGTTACGATACATTAGTTACACAAATTAGAAATTATACGGAAGTGGACTCTAATGTTTTAACAACAGATATTTTAGAAAACATAATTCTTAACGCACAATATAGAATAATGAGAGATGTGCCTATTGATGCAGATAAAAAACAACAACTAGGTAATTTTGTGGCAGGTCAAGAATCTATAAATGCACCTGCTGGATGTTTATTTGTTA